AAAACAAAAAAAGTTAATGCAATAAGTACTATTTAACATAATATTATTATATTTACAAAAACGTTCTTTTATATGTTACCTTTTTACGAATTGGTTATCGATGATAGTGAAGATACAGGTGTTGATTTTAACGCCTTTGTATTGAGACCTGCTCACGGTAAACCTTATTTTGCTTTCAATAAAGAGCAAAAGATTCAATACTTCTTTAATGAAGAAAAAAGAATAGTTACGGGTGTAATGATTTCGGCAAATACACCGATTTATCGTAGTAATCCAGATAGGTTTGTTTTATTTAAACCTGAAACTATTAGAAAAATTCGTATAAAAAACATATTAAATGGTTATGCAGATAACGTCAATGAAGAACACAACCCCAACAAAGTAATAAAAGGCGTAAAAATGGTTAGTGATTATATCATTAGCCACGTCGGACAAATTCCCCAAAGATTTAGCGGTTTAAATTTGCAAGTAGGCACATGGATAAGGTCATACAAAATAGATAATCCAACTACATGGAATAAAATTAAAAGCGGTGAATTTGGAGGGTATTCAGTTGAAGGTTTTTTCGATCAAATAGAAATTAAATTAAAACAAATATGAGTAAATCAATTTTCGATTTCTTCAAAAAAGAAGAAAACAAAGTAGTTTTTTCGGAGGTTAAAACTATTGATGGGATTGTACTTCAATACGATGGTGAACTTGCAGAAGGTACACCTTTATTCGTATTAGATGAAGAAGGCAACCAGATACCTGCGCCTGAGGGTGAATACCAAGTTGAGTATGAAGATCAACTATGGGTGGTATCTATTGATGTAAACGGTGTTCTAGTTAAGCTAGAGGCTGTAAACGTAAAAGAAGAACCTATGTCTGAAGAAGAGCCTGTTAATGAAATGATGAGCAAACAAGAATTTGATGCTATCATTCAACAAGTAATTACAGATACAGATTCAAGAATTACAGCACTAGAAACAAAGTTTGCTGAATTATTAGAGGTAAAAGAAAGCAAGTTCAAAGACGAAAGAAAAAAAGTAGAATTGTCTAAAGAACTAACTGTCAAAGAAATATTAACTAAAAAATAAAAATCAAATGTCAATTAAAAGAACATTAAAAGAAAAGTTTGGATATGATGTGTCTGGACTTGCAGCATGGAAAGATAACACTTTACCTAACATTACACCAGATTTAATTTCAACGTCTCGTTTCTTAGAGAAACTTATGTTGGAAGAAGGCGTAAAAGGGTCACGAGAGATCGCTTTATTGTCTTCATCTGTTGCGTTACAAGCAAAAGCAGCGTGTACTCCTTCTCCTGATGGTTCGGTTGTATTCACGGAAAAAGTTTTAACAACTAAACCTTTGTACATGGGTGTTGAGTTTTGTAACGAAACTTTAAACACTAAAATGACTCAGGTGTTAAATGCTTTAGGAATGAAAAACCAAGAAGGTCAATTGCCTGCACCTTTGGAAACTATCCTTATGGCATACTTAACTAAACAATTACAGAAAAAAGCTGAGCGTTTAGTATGGTTAGGTGATACTACTTCTTTAGATACTGAATTAGTACACTTTGACGGTTTAGTAAAAGCATTGAAAGCAGATACAGCTGTTTTAAAAACTACCACTACTTTTGCTACTATTACAACTTCTAACGGTTATGATGCAGCTTATGAAGTATTCACTAAAATACCTGCTGAGATTTTTGACAACCAAATGGAAATTGCATTATACACTGGACGTACTGAGGCTTTAGCTATTATTTCAGATTGGAATGCTTCAAACGCTTACGATCGTATTCAATACACAAGCGAAGGTGGTTCTATTCGTTTCATTTTACCACAAACTAACGTAGAAGTTATTACAGTACCTGCTTTAGATGGTTCAAACGAAATCTTTGCTATTCCTACAGCATTAGTGTTTTTAGGTGTTGATGCACGTGAAGATGAAAACTTCGATATTAAATACGATGCTTACAACGAGAAATTGAAAGTAGATACATCTTTCAGATTAGGTGTACAGTATGTGTTTCCACAATACTTCGTTAGAGTTAAAAGAGCTTAATTATTAATCTAGGGGTGTAATGCCCCTTTTTAAAATATTTATATTATGTGCGAATTAAGTGCTGGATTTAATGCCTTAAATTGTGATTCATCTGGAGGTGTTGCGACACTTTACATAGGATCATTAAGAGATGCGACTACAGGAGCTGCAAACTATACGTATACACGTACGGCTGGTGAGCTTACTGCTATGGCAAATGTAGGTTCTAAATTGTTCTATACAGTTACTGTAGATGCTGAAATGTCTGACTTTACTGTTAATGCTATCGGTTCTCGTGAAAACGCTTCGGCTGGTTTTGAGATTACAGGTAACATCAAATTGGCTGGTAATACAGCGGTAATGATTGAACAATTAGAGAAATTATCTAAGGATAGAGTTTGTTTGATTGCTAAATTGAATGACGGTACAAATGAAGTTTTAGGAGTTGATAACGGATTGAAATTCTTATTCAGCCGTACTTCGGGAACTAAGTTTGATGACATGAATGGTGTAACACTTACTTTTACAGGACGTGAAAAGAAAAATGCGCCCAAAGTTAGTGATGTAATTGTTGCAGCTTTATTAGTATAATTAGAATTATGTTAAATAGAATTAAGGGAGTTAATAGCTCCCTTTTTTAATACTTATATTATGGAATATTTAGAGAATTTCAAAGGTCAAAACGTCTATATAGACAAAATCAAAGGTTTTTTAGTGGCAAATGATGAGAATAAAGATATTTTATTTAAGTTGTTACCTAATATTTTTGTAGAAATTAGTAATTTAGTAGAAAATAAAACCAAACCACGTGTTCTTTCTAATCGAAAAAAACCAAAACAATAGCATTTGTTTAACTCTTAAAGAGAAAATGAATGATAATTATCCAGAAATCTGGTTGTTTCGATTTGTAAATGAACAATCTAAGAAGGAATACTTCTTAAATCTTACCGATTTATCCACTACAAAAAAGCGTTTTAATCTATTCAATCTATATGAAGGTACTAGTATAACTTTACCTTTGGGTGATTATCAATATTACGTTTATCAAATGGAGATAATTGATGAAGAAAACTATAATCTAGGATTTTTATGTGAACAAGGGAAAGCAAGGGTTAAAACTGATTCGGTTGCTATTCCTACATTCACACAAACAACTACAATTAAAAACGTATATGAGTGATAACTACATATTTAGGGAGGCAAAAATTCCTTTACCTATAGAGAAACAAAAAGCTGGTCAAAGTTGGATTAGTTGGGGGGATAATAACGACTATCCTCAATTCTTAATAGGGCTTTATTATAACTCATCTATTCACGGCGGTATAGTTAACTCTAAGGTTAAGTATATTGCCTCAAGTGGATTAGATGCACAAACAAATGATTTGCCTAAATGGGAATTAATTAAGAAAAATGGTAATGCTCCTTTTAGTTCAGATGAAATTTCTTTAATGGTTGCAAAAGACTTTGAGTTACTAGATTCATTTGCTATCATGTTTAGAAAAAATCCTATTTCAAAGTTTTGGGATGCTCATCACGTTTCAAGTGAATTGATTCGCAAAGGTGAGGATTCAAGTTTCTTTTATTACTCTGAGAATTGGAAAGATAGAGTACAAACTGAAGAAAAAACAGGATTCAAAAAGATTAAGAATATTGAAGATTTAAGTCTAGAAGATAAGGAATGCTTACTTTATGTTTCTTCACGTTCTAAACAACATGTTTTAGACGAAAAAACGGGTTTATTGACTAAATCTGTATACCCTATCCCATCCTATTCTGGTGCAATTAAATCAATCATGGCTAGTATTGAAATGAATTATTTCAGATATTCTGAAGTAGTTAATAGTTTCAAAGGTGGTACAATGATAAATATACCAACGGGCGCACCTGACAATGAACACGACAAAAAGAAATTAATTGCTCAATTAAAAGGGGATGCAACTAACAGGGACACCCAAGGAGGCATAATAGTAACCTTTTCAAGAGGTAGCGAAAACGCCCCTACTGTTACGCAAATAAACGGAAACAACTTAGATCAAAGATACCTATTAACTCAAGAAAGCATAATAGATGATATTATGGTAGGTCATTCTGTAATTAGTCCGACTTTATTCTCAATTAAGACAGCTGGTCAATTAGGTGGTTCTAGTGAATTAGAAACAGCGTATCAATTGTTCATGAACAACTACGCTTTGGAAAGACAAAAGATAATTACAGATGCTTTGGAATATGCTCATTATACACTTAATAGTTTTGTTGGTGATATATTTTTTCAAAACAAGCCTTTGAATTTAAGCGGTAAAACAGAAGAAGTTTCTGAGATAGCAAAGAAAATAAACGTATTAGAACCTACTATACAACAAGTGATTTTAGGTAAATTAACAGTAAACGAATTAAGATCTATAGCTGGTTTAAATCCTGTACCTAACGGAGATATTATTCAACAATCATTTAAAAACGAAATAAGTGACGATACTGTTATAAGTTGGTTTTCTGAATTAGGTAGAACTGAATATAAAGAGGTATTTAGTCAAGAAGTAAAAGATTTTGCTAAACTTGAAATGTCGGAAAAGGAACTACTTTCTAAATATTCATTCGCCAATGACTTAACAGAGGACCAGTTGAAGATAGTCGAAATGATTAACAACGGAGAAAGTTACGGATCAATTGTTAAGGCTATCGATAAGGGTGCAACGTATGTATCTAGGCAATTAGTAGAGTTGGAAAAATTAGGAATGATTAAAAGCTTTGAACTTACACCGAAAGGAAAAACAAACGTAGGTGAGGTATCATTTGAAGTGGTTTACCAATATAGAGAGAGAGAGGGAATACCACCATTAAAAGGTGAAAGCCGTCCATTCTGCAAAAACTTAATTAATTTACAAAGAGTGTTCACACGTGAAGAGATAGATATGATTTCAGCACGTTTACGAGCAAATGGAATAGATAGAGATGTTTGGCAGTACAAAGGTGGCTGGTACACTAATCCAGAAACAGGAGTACACACTCCTTCATGCAGGCACACATTCTATCAAATCGTGATAAGTAAATAATATTCAGTAAGTTATGGCACATTTAATAAGTACAACAAATCTAAAAGCGTTATCTTACATTAGTTCAAATGTAGATGATTTATTGCTTTCAACTTTAATTACTAGGGTACAAGATACCATTTTAGAGTCTATTTTAGGGAGTCAACTATTCAACAGACTTTTAGCAGGTGTAGATAACGATGATTTAAACCCTAATGAGGTATTATTATTAGATGCTTATATTTCACCTTGCTTAGTAGCAGCAGTTGAAAAGAGGGCTACAGATATGACAACCTTAGAGATTAGACAAATCGGAGTTGCTAGAGTTAGTTCTGAGGGTGTTAACACTGTAAATGAGGACGAATTAAATCGTTTAAGCAACTCTTTAAATAAAGACTATAATTTCTATAGGGAACGTTTAATAAGGTTCTTAAAATTGAATTATACGGTTTATCCTGAATATACTTCTTATTACGATTATCTTTATCCTTGTGATGATTTAAATCAAATCAATCCAGATCGAGGTTTTTCAGATACTAATATCAACTTCGCATGATTACGAGTATTAACCAACTTTCAGCAGAATTAAAAGAGTTACAAGAGGCACACTACCAACTAAACTCTTACTACTTTGGTGAATTTAATTTGGCTTTACAAAATCGTGAATTAGAATATCCTTTACTAGTATGTGATTATAACAACGGTTCTATTAATATCTCTAACACTAGCGTTCAATTATTCATAATAGTTGCAGATAAAGTCTATAAAGACAATTCTAATCTAATAGAAACGAAATCGGACACGCTTCAGATTTGTAGAGATATATTCAATATAATGAAGAAGTCCCAACGTTGGCAAGTTTTAGGACGTGTAACTCAAGGTAATGTGACTTCATTTGTCGAACGTGGAAAAGATGAGGTTGCAGGTCGCGTGATGAACGTAACTATAGAACTTAGAGACACTAACGGGATATGCGAGTTACCTATGAATGGCTACGATTTTGGAGGTTCTGGTGTTGTGGGTTGTGATCCTGTTTTAATCGTAAATAGTAATGGTACATTTAGTGTATCAGTTGCAAGTGGAAGTACGTACGAATTAGAAGATATGCTTTTCAAAGTATATGTAAATAGTAATTTTAAAGAAGATGTAATTTTAATACCATTAGATAATTAATTATGGCAAATACAATCAATATTACAGTCGATAAAATATCGATGGGTTTAGATCAAGTGAATAATACAAGTGATTTAAACAAACCAATATCAACGGCGACTCAAACAGCTTTGAATAGTAAGGTAGATAAAAATAGTGCTATTACAGGAGCTACTAAGACTAAAATAACTTATGATTCAAAAGGTTTAGTAACAAGTGGAGCTGATGCAACAACAGCTGATATTACAGAAGTAACTGATAAGCGTTATGTAACTGATTCACAATTAACATTAATAGGTAATACTAGTGGTGTTAACACAGGTAACGAAACTAATGCTACAATAAAGACTAAATTAGGAGCTGCAACAAGCTCTAATGATGGTTATTTAACATCATCTGATTGGTCAATATTTAATAATAAACAAAATGCTTTAGGCTTTACAGCTGAAGATGTAGCTAATAAATCAAATGATATAAATCTAGGCAATTCAACAAGTCTTTATCCCACACAAAATGCTGTTAAAGTATATACGGATAACTTACTAGGGAATGCAAATGCTTTGGTTTATAAAGGTACTATAGACTGCTCAACCAATCCTAACTACCCTACTGCTAATGCTGGAGAATTATACATTGTTTCGGTTGCTGGTAAAATCGGAGGTGCTTCGGGGGTAAATGTAGAAGTAGGTGATATGCTTATATGTAACACCGATTCAACAATAAGTGGTAATCAAGCATCTGTAGGCACATATTGGAATGCTATCCAAAAAAACATTGACGGAACTGTTACTGGTCCTTCCTCATCTGCTGATAATAAAGTAGTTGTTTTTGATGGGACAACAGGAAAGTTGTTAAAAGAAGGTATTATCACTGATAATGGTACAAATGTAGGTGTTGGAACTTCATTACCAACAGCTAAACTCGCAATAAAATCTTCAAGTCAAACTAAATTTGGTGGTGTATTATTAGAAGCAACAGGTTCAACCAATACCCCAGCGGTAATGTATGAGGCTTCAGCAGAGTCAGGTGTACTTGAGTTATATGCGGGAGCTACATTAACAACTAGAATATTTGCAAATGGCTTTAGCTATCTTAATGGTGGGAACGTTGGAATTGGTATAACTACACCAAGTTCAAAGCTTCACGTTGTAGGGGATGTTAATATCGCAACGATAAACAACGCAACTACTAACACGGATAAGTTTCTAGTGAGTGATTCGGGGGTAGTCAAACATCGTACAGCTTCACAACTTAAATCTGATTTATCTTTAGATCAAGTAAATAATACAAGTGATGCTAATAAACCTATATCAACAGCTACGCAAACAGCCTTAGATAACAAGTCAGATAAGAATATCACGTTAGATCGTAAAACAGCAAGTTATACGCTAGTTGCTAACGATAATGGTAAAATGATTGAAATGAACGTTGCGAGTGCTAACACGTTAACGATTAATGCTAGTTTATTCTCAGCAGGTAATCAAATTCTTATTAGCCAATACGGGGCTGGTCAAACGACTATAACAGCTGGTGCTGGTGTAACATTAAGAAGTAGCGGAGCTAAGCTGAAAACTTCGGCGCAATATTCTTTGGTTACGATAGTAGCAATTAGTTCGACTGAATTTTACGTAGCAGGGGATTTAACAGCATAATTATGATACTAAGTTTAAACGGAATAATAGCAGGCAGGGGTAGTATTCCAATAGATACGGATGCACAAGCATTTATTACAGCTGCGACTATTACAGATAGTACACAACAAAGTGCAATTAATCAATTAGTGTTAGATTTAAAGAGTGCTAACATTTGGAATAAAATGAAAGCAATCTACCCATTTGTCGGTGGTACAGCGAGTAAACATAGGTTTAATTTAAGAAATCCATCGAATGGTACACCAGCATTCTACCTTACTTTCTATGGTGGTGGTACTCATGATTCAAATGGTTATAATCCTGATGGCACAACAGCTTATGCTAATACATGGATATATCCAAATGCTAACTACTCAAATCAATATAGCTCACATATGTCTATATACACAGGCACAGATGTATTCCCAAGCACAAATGGAGTAGATGTAATAGGAGCTTATTCTTTAAGCCCCACAAAAATTTTTCAAGTTGGTCATTATACAGATGGAAGTAATGTTAAAAATCATGTGACATCGTTAGGGGGGGACACTGCTATATTAGACTCATCTTTAAGCGTAGCAAAAGGCTTTATATTGGGGTCAAGAATATCACAAAATAGTTTGAAACTATACAAAAATAACAATTTGTTACAAACAAATACTAACACAGCTTCCAATACGCTACCTAATGCTAATCTATATATAGGTGCTAGAAATGGAGCTGGAAGTCCAGATGTTTTTTCAAAATTAAATCATCGTTTTGTGTCTATTGGAGACGGTTTATCAGACTCAGAAGCAACAGCTTTGTATAATGCAGTAATCACATTTAATACAACTTTAGGAAGAGCAGTTTAATTAATTAAAAAAAATAATATGCAAGTAGTAAAAATACCAACAATAGAATTAAAAAATTCTTTAATCGGTCAAACATGGGACGGAGTTACATTCTTTAACCCAACTTTAGATGCTGAAAATAATTGGTTTGTATCTCAAGAAGAAGTAAACGGTTGTGATAAACCCGAATTTCAATGGTTGAAATCATGTGAATTGATTGAACACAACCCCGTAGTAGTTAACTTTCCTTTTTAATTCTTAACTTTAACCCATGAACGAAATTAAAAGCATTTTAGAAGTAATTAGAAGAATGAAAACTACTGTAATTTTAATTTTGTTTGTGGTGTTTGTTTTATTCTATTACAAACCACTAATAACGGAAGTAATTGAAACAAAGGTTAAAAAACCAGACGAAGTAAAAAAGGATATTAATAATAGTATTTTGATACAACAGATGCTAAATGACTTAATGTTAAAGTATAAAGCAGATAGGTCATATGTATTTAAATTTCATAATGGAATTATGTTTTTTGATGGTAAACATAAAAACCATCAATCGCTTGTATACGAAGTTTGTGGACGTGGTATAAGTTCCGAAAAAATGGAATTACAAAACCTACCTACTAGCCTATTCCCTATCTTTCTTCAAGAAGTAATGCTTAATAAAATGATTTATGAAGATATCAATGATATTAAGGAAAACGCTACTAGAATTTCCTTAAAAGATCAAGGAATAAAGAGTTTAATAGTCTCACCTGTTTTTAAAGAGGGTAATTTTATTGGTTATATTGGCTTAGATTACGTAAAAGAGTGTATGCCTTCAAATATTGATTATCATGAATTCAAGAAAAACACTGATGAAATAGGTAGATTATTAACTAATTAAAAAAAAAATATGAAATTTTTAGAGAGAATTAAGGCTAAAACGCCTAAGAAAAACAAGAAAATTACACAAGTCGTTACCGTATTGGGTGCAGTTTCTTTGGCTATTGCTGAAAGTGGTATTGTAGACAACCGACCTATGCTTAAAATAGGCTTAGAAGTCTTATCTGTTAAATTAGGAGCTGTCGCTGTTTATAACGCACAAAAGGTGGAAGATGTTAACAACTAAACAACTTATCGAAAAGTATGGTAAGCCAAACGAAACAGGTGCTGGCTACCTTGTAGCAATTGATTTGCCTTATCCTATGAGATTAGCGTGGGATTTAAAAACAAAAGTTAAACGTATTAGCGTACATAAACTAGTTGCTGAGAATTTTAAAGCGGTTTTTAATGACTTATTAGCACATTATGGTCATGAGAAAATTGTTGAATTAGGGATTGATTTATACGGTGGTACTTTCAACTTTAGAAAAATGAGAGGTGGTACTGATTGGAGCAAACATAGTTGGGGTGTTGCAATAGATTTAGATCCTGCTAGGAATACTTTGAAAGAAACTAAAAGTACAGCGAGATTTGCCCGACCTGAATACCAACCAATGATTAACATTTTCTATAAGCACGGTTTTATTTCGTTAGGTATAGAAAAAAATTACGATTTCATGCATTTTGAAATAAGAAAATAACTATATTTGACTATTCATTCTTTTCATTTTTTAAATTAAACACTAAGGGCTATTTCGGTAGCCTTTTTTTATTATATGAAACTTCAAGACCTCGAGAATAAATTAAAGGAGATTAAAGAGTTTAAAAACCTTAATCTTACACATGGTAAAATTACCGACCCTCAAAAATTCATTGAATTAAATATTTCTTATCTTAAAGCTCAATCTGGTAATCGTAGATATTTGCCTTATTACACTAGACTTTTAGAGTTTTATCTTCTTAATAAGTAAAAAAAACTTTAAATTATTTTCATAAAATATAACTTATATTAAAAAAAAGAGTTATATTTGTCGTATCAAATTAAATGATATGAGAGATAAAGAACTTTTTAAAATGTATAAGGAATACTTTTTAGTAGATATTCCAAATACTCTGGAGTGGTCGGCCTTAAAGACTATTGCAATCAAAAGGCTTAAAGCAAATCGATTTAAACTAAAAGAAATACAGGAAGTAATCGGAATTGCTTACAAAAATGTTTTGAAGCTGAATTCTAGAGAAATTAACAAAGAGTTAGATTTATTATTCGATACGTTGGTAAAAGAAGGAATCTATCCAGTGAAAGAAAATAACAAAGTAATATTTAAAAATTTATAGCAATGGGAAGTTTAATTTATTTGGGCATTATGATAGCGTTTTTATTCGTTGTAAAGGCTGTTTTATCAAGAATGGAGGAAATGTCTGAGAAAAGAAAAAAACAAGCTGAGAAACGAGAAAGAGTACGTAATTTTGAAACTATTAATTATGAAAATTTTAATACACAAACAGGAAGGTACGAAAACTAAAAAGAAGTATCATTCTAACCACTTCAAAAACTTGCCAGTGGAAAACCAAAAAAGAATTTACGATTTGATTTCACGTGGTAAAACTTTGTATCAGATAATCAAATTAGAAAAGGTTTCAGTATCAAGTTTACATTTACTATTCAATGAGATTCAAAAGCCTGTTTCACGTGGTAAAATAGGGTATAGAAATGAAGCATATCACACGGAGGAGTTTATGATAAACGGCTATCAGATTCCAACTTATAACGAATTAAGTGAAAGTGAAAAATTAATATATAATAGAATATGATTGAAAGCACTACATACATGGCTCGAATGATTTGCAAAGATTTAATTGATAACCTTTATCCGTCAAGTTTAGAAGATTTAAGCATTTTAATGGATAGGTTAAAAAATGATTTAAAAAACTTAGAAGAACTTTTTGAAGAACAAATGAAAATAACCTACTTAAAAGGTTATGAAGATCGTTGGCACGTTAACCGTACGGATTTAAACGATGCTTTTAATGACTATTTTAAAACTTATCGTAATAAATAAAAATATGGAAGAATTTAGAGATATACCAGGATATGAAGGGTTGTATCAGGTAAGCAATTTAGGTAATGTTAAAAGTTTATTAAAAGAAATTAACCACTTTAGGGGTGGGGATAGAATAATGAAAGAACGAATATTAAAACCTGGTATTGGAAATAATGGATATTATGTTGTTGGTTTGTCTAAAAAAGGGAAACCTAAAACTTTTACTATACACAAATTAGTTGCGATAGTATTTCTTAATCATATTCCGAATGGCTATAAATTAGTTATTGATCATATAAATAACATTAAAACGGATAATAGAGTAGAAAATTTAAGAGTAGTAACTAATAGAGAAAATGTATTTAAAAAACAGGGTGATTATTCAAGTCAATACAAAGGAGTTAGTTTTAATAAAACTAATAAAAAATGGGTCACTCAAATTTTAATTAATGGTAAATCTAAATATTTAGGTTCATTTACAAACGAATACGATGCACATTTAAAATATCAAGAAACTTTAAAAACTATATAATTATGAAACAATTAAATATAATGTACCAAATCATCTTATTATCTCAAGTTACATTGGAAAAATTAGAGGACTTAGAAGATAATAACATTTTCAAAAAGAACAACAAAGAATTATTCGATAAGTTTTATGAAGTCATAACGGATTTAGCTGAGAATAGTACGGATAAATTAACCGACCAACAGATAAAGTCATTCCAGTATAACACGGATAGAATGCGAAAATTAGTAGATAAAATAAATATAAAATCAATATTATGAAAATAGGAGACGAAGTAAAATGTATTAAACAATATGTTTATGGTGCTGGACATCCGAATGGTAATAGAAATGCTTTAATCGTAGGGGCAACTTATAGGGTAACAGATCAGAGCTGGTCCATGAACACTTTCTCAATAGTAGATAATTTTGGAAATAAACTTTGGTTTAACACGAATAACGATCACTTTGAAATGGAGAAAAAAGATGCAATTGTAGAAAGCGTTGTAGCAAAGTATTTACAGCGTTCTAAATTAGGGATTGACAAGTATGGAACTACGTTACAAGAAAACAATACGGATGACTTTCTTTTGCACCTTCAAGAGGAATTAATGGATGCATCTCTTTACATTGAAAAACTAATCAGTCAAAAAAATGGAAAATAGAAAATGCTTTACTTGTCAGATCGAAAAACCTTTATCTGACTTTACACCTAACAATAGGAAATATCAAATTAAAAAATACAAAGGTATGCTGTTAAACTGTGATGAGTGTATATTGGAAAAAACAAAGGATCAAAGAAGTTGTGTATATTTTAATTTCGAGACTAATAAATTCGAGGTTCACAACTTTAAAACTGAAGAAGAAATACTTTTGTTTTACGATAATAAATTGAACAATGTTAGATAAAGCACCTATACCATTTACCTGTCCGAGCATAGATTCAGCAATTGATATTATTCAACACGTTGAAATGCCTGAGTATGATCGTTATTTAGTCTTAGATTTACTTGAAGAACTACGGGAAGATAACGCTAAACTACGAGAATATATTAACGAAATATTAGAAAATAATTAGAAAGTATAACCTTTGTTGTTTATATAAGTTATTTGTATACCTTTGTAAGGCAATTAAAATTTAAAGAAAATGAAAAAATTAGTATTAGTATTAGGATTAGCGACTTTATTCAGTTGCGAGAAAGAAAACCAATCTTGTGGGTTAATCATTGATGACAATGTAAAGGATTACTCTATTACAATTAGAAAACCAAATGGATCAATTGAAACACATAAACTATATCCTGGTGATTGGGTGAATGCTCACGTGGGTAGTGAAATATGTATTCAAAAGTATTAATTATGGAAACTTGGAAACATTTAGAAGGTCAATATTCAATCTCTAATTTCGGACGAATACGTAACGATGAAAGAGGCACGTTTTTAAAGCCATTCTTGAAAGGTAAACACTCTGCTAGAGTTAGACTAACATTAGAGAATGCAAGTCGTTTTAAAACGATCTATATAGCAAGTGAGGTAGTAAGAAAGTTTATTACAACAGATTTTAAAAAGGTAGTAAGAAAGGATAAAAATATTTTTAACAATCATGTAGATAATTTGATTGTATATTAAAAAATAAGGTTATATTTGTATAACAGTTCTCTCTCACATCATAGAACTTAAAGAAATTGAAACCCTTCAAAAAAGTAACGAGGTGAGAGACGTGAAATTTTGAGGGGTTTTTTTATTATATAAATTTTTTAAATATGAAAAAATTAGTTATTCAAAACTTAAAAGATGCTTTTGATTTTGGTTTAAGCTTTAAAGATTTAGCATTATTAGAAAATGCTTTTTTAAAAAGCGAAGATTTTTGTAGTGTTGTAGAATGTGAATCGTTAAGGTTAGAATTTATTTCTGGAACTGTAAAACAAAATGGTAGTAAAGTAATGTATTATAAATTTATTCCTTTATTTTAATTATGATTTACAAAAGCAAACAAACAGATAAATTTACTGTACTTCCAAATCAAATTTTTAATGATTTAAATGATGGTTTAGCAATTGGTATTTTAGCCTATTTACTATCTAAACCTAATGACTGGGTTACATATAAACAACAGTTATATTCGCATTTTTCTGAAGGTAGACAAAGAATAGATAAGTCTTTTAAATTATTAGAAGAAAAAGGATATATTATTGGAGTTCAAAAAGTAGATAAAACAGGTAAATTCAACGGTTATGAATGGGTTGTATATAATGAACCTATTAAACAAAACCGTAAATCGGAAACCCGTTTGACGGAAAACCGACAATCGGAAAACGAGCAACTACTAAATAAAGAAAATACTAAAGAAAGAAATACTAAAGAAATATCTTTTTCAGAAAGAAAGAAAAAATTTATTAATTGGTTTAATGAACAAATAAAAATCAATCTTAATAGAGAAGGTAAATTCAGAACACTATCAAAAGATGCAGAAAGTAATTTAAAAAAAGTATTAGATGTAAATTACACACCTACTGAATTATCAAAAGCATTTAAAAATATGTGTAATAACAAATGGGCTATAGATAATAATAATATAACTCCAGACCATTTTTTAAGAATTGGAAATTTAGAGAAATATATTAATGAAGAATCAAATACTAATAATAATATGTTTGATAATTATTACGGATTACCATCATGATAGTAGCAAATGGACATAGCAATGATTTTCTAAATAAATATAGAAACAATCAAATACAAAAAGGA